GGCACAGATTCAAAATGAATCGCAAGTCGAAGACAAACAAACAAGGAGGGCCTAAGGCTCCTCCTAAAAGCAAGGTTTCAGTGAGACCGGCTAGCACACTCCAAGAGTGGACTAGCAAAACGCAATGCCGCGTATCCGAGGGCTCGGATGTTGGAGCGTTGTGTGAGGTGTATCTGCCTCAAATCGCGCAGGTCAAGGGCTGGCGCAATCCAACCGGGGGCCATCCGATGAGCCATCTGTCCCGCGCGCAAGCTATCCTTGACTGCACCCGCGACGCTGCGACTCGCATCGAGCACAGCGCTCCCGGAACCAAGGTCCTGAGATTTGTGGACTTTTATGGGAAACCTAGACTAAAATGGGGGAGAGGTTTCGGTTGTTTGGCCGATCCGATGCTCGCCATTGAGTATGTGCCTTATGGGCCTCAGGACTACGCGGGTGATCTCGCTAGATCAGTAGGACAGCAGCGCAACCGTGTGCTGCCACTGGGGTGCCAATTTTCAATGTTCGTCGATGTTTATGCCGGAACTGGCGTAGACTCCACTTGTGGCATTACGCCCCAGATGGTCACCGACGCATGTCTCGTCGTCCCGGAACGCACCACGTACGTGATCCAGTGGCAGCTTCAAGAGCCCATCGGAGCCATGGTGTACAAGGGCACGAAAACGGTGCAGCGAGGTGAATCTTCCGAATCCGTGGCGGTCACCAGTTGTGAAGCATACTGGCGCACTAACGACAAGGGAGTGGCTTTCTTTCCGGATGCCGAATCATCGGGATATCCGATCGGGCCCGTCTCGAGTCCTTGGTTGCACCAGCGTGCCATGCCGGTCAACGAAGGGATGCTACACATTGCACCTATATCGTCATATGGCACCAATGTCGCTCGATACACTGCTTATGTGGTGGTACTGGAGCCACATCCTGTCAAGTCCAAGGACGTCCCGGACTGCCCAGTCCCGGAGAGCGATCTCGTGGTAGCCCATGGCTCGCCGAAGACCATCGTCGCCGATCACATAGACGACTTGATGCGCCAATTCGTTCCGCTCGTCTCTCTAGTAGAACATGGTGACAACTTCGATGAATCGAACCGAGGTGTCATGCTGGCTGGTATCAAGGGCACACATGTGCGCAGTCGAGCTTTGGTAGAGCTTGTTCGCGGAGTGCTGGGCTTACGCGTCTTGTCAGGATTGGTGATACGCGAGGCATTCGCCACTGCCCAAGCGGCGTCTCGTAAGAACACCTCATGGGTGGTTCTGGAATCCCGATATCCTGGTTTTCTTAACTCACTTGTGTTCAACAGTGTTACTTACGCTATGACCAACTGCAAGCCCGTGCGTTTCGTCGCCGCCATTGACCATGACCGTTCGCTGAGTCAAGCCCACGAAGCCGCTCAAAAACGCATAGCTAAAGCTGATTACACCGGAGCCACGGTGCCCTTTTGGTCTCTGTGGAGCTACATGCGGTACGCCATTGTGCTTCACGTCTTGATGGCCACCATACTCGGTACGTCGTATCTTGATCCAACCGCATGGTTTGTCCCGTTGGCTGGCGCTCTCTCTAGTTGGCTACTGACTGGGAGCACCCAGATCCACTCTGGCTCTTTAGCCGAGCTGGCGGTCAGAAACGCAGGTGGCATGCAGGCGGACAGCATCGTTAGGTGGGCTGTGATGGCATTGGGTGTCTATGGCGCCGTGAGCGAGGAAATTCTCCGCAGTTACTATCCGAATCTGATGTTAGGCCTAGCCGTCTACGAATTCGTTGGATATGTTCGGCTGGGTGTTGCACCCATCGTTCGCATCCCTGCGTTCCTCATGCACCTGCAAATGCACAGCATGTCTCCCGCCAACTTCGGTCAGCGTATGGTCAGTCATCTGCTGTTCAATGTCGTGGGAGTAGTCGCGGGCGACGCCGTTGGCCACGCTTACAACAGTGTTTATGCACCGGAGATGAACGCCACAAGCTACCAGCTGGATGTCGCGGAATTCTACCATTGGGCCAGTTATTGGGTCAGAGGCAAAACCGCCCAGGTCCAAATGGGGATCGTCAATCTGACTAGCGTTGGTGTCCACAAGATGCGCACATTCATCCCAAGATTCCAGGTCCCAGCCCACTTTGACTGGCGAGTGTCTCTCATGTCCATCCGGACGGCTGCACGCACTTACATCGGGCTTGATGCCGTCGATTTTGTCGAGACGTTATGTGTAGACGGGTGTTGCTGCGATCATCTGGGATTGTGCCAGAACTGCAGCGAAGCGCGCTCAGTAGAATTCGTTTTCCCGACCATGATGACAAATGGGTTTCTTTATGCTCCTCGCAATGGCAACGCCTCGCTGGGAGTGGCTCTGATCAACCGTAGCCTTCGTGACCCCACCGGGGGCATGCTATGCGACATCCAGACAGAAACAGCCTATTACGCAGTTATTGCCGTCGAGATCAGAGAAGCCGTTGCATGGCTCAAGGCATTGCCCGTTACCATGGAGAAAGAGTACACGCATGAGGAGTGCGCTGCGGCTATGGGTGGGGCGAAAGGACGCAACTACACGGAGACTCTAGCGCGGATGGTACACGGTGACGTGTTGCTCCGGAACACTATCCAGGAGAAGTGGAATGAACAAGTGAAAAGCGGTTCACCTTCCGATTATTTCCTTACCACACACGGCAAACCACGTCTCATTTGCGCCGTATCGACTGATGAACAGGTCTTGACCATGGGTATAGCCCGTGGCTTGACGGATGCTCTAAAGAAGATATTTAACGGCACGACTGTACATGATGTGGGCGGCCGGAAGGTACGGATCTGTCTCGCGAAGGCTGATGCAGAGAGCCTGAACTCGTACGCGGAAGGCTTGAAGTCCAATATTCCTATGATCGTGATCAGTGGCGACGACTCAGGATACTCTTCGGGCGGGCATCGCTTCGGACCATTCCAGAGTGAGTTCGGTGAAGCTGATTATACAGCTTATGACCAAAGCCAGCTTGCGCCGTTGTGGGAAGCACTATGCACCTTCTGCGAGTCTTGGCGGTTGCCTCCTGCGTTCTTTGATAATCTCTGGCGATGTATCGTCAACGCGGTCAAAGGCGGTAAGAAGACTGACGGAGGCATGAAGTTCGCTGCGACCATCCATCCACAAATGTTTTCTGGTATGAGCGTGACCAACATCGTCGGTGGGTTGTTCAACATCATGAACTACGTCAAAGCTATTTTGGAAGACATCACCATAGAAGAATCTAGTCGTCGCATCGGCTTCACAGTGAAACATGTGGCTAGAGATCGATTCGAGGACGTGACCTTTCTACGCGGATGGTGGCAACCCACTCCAGATGGTGACCACATTTGGATGAACTTGCCGAGTGCATGTCTAAAATTGGGGAAGATCTTTAAGGATCCCACCTCGTTAGTCAAAGGAGCGGGAGACCGTGCCGAAAAGACTGCCATCGTTTTCAGAGCGGTGATGGAAAGTCTGGCCAACGTGCCGGATGACTATCCTCTCCTTGGAGCCATGAAACGATCAGCACGTCAGCTCGCCGGCCTAGACGAACGCACTCTCAAGCTATCCAAGGACCCGTACATCGCGGAGAACGCCCGATGGAAAACATACGGTGTAGGCAAGCCAAGCCGCGAAGCGGTCTTGGATGCCATGCACCACAGATACAATCTGACAGCTCTAGAAGTGGAAGAAATGGAAAAACTATTTCTTTCCGTGACGGAGCTACCTTGCTTTATTAGCCATCCGGGGTTTGAGAAACTCCGGATGGCTGACTACGCGTAAGCGTAGTCGCCGGGGGAACTAAGAAACTTCCCCCCGGCCGGCTCACAAATCTATCACAGAAGTGAAAAGAAAATTCAAACTACAAAAAGAAAAGGACAATATGGGAAGATCGAACCAGGACAAACCCAAGGGGATTGCCAAACCGCAGAAAAGCGGCAAGGCTACCAAGACCCAAGCCAAGCTTACGACTACGGCTCCTTCCGGCGGCTCGCCCACCAATCCACCTGCCCAGACAAAGCCATCTGCGGGGTCTGCACGAGCGGATGCCCAGAAGAAACCACCTGTTGCCATATCTCTTGAGAGCCATCACAAGAGAGAACAGGATTTTTGGGACAAGATCCACTCAGCTACCACAGAGGCTGCGCGCAAAGCAAACCGGCGAGACCGACCCCGCGCTAACCTAAGAGTGGTGCAAACGCTTACCCACGACCTCAGACGTGCAGCCAAAACCGACGGCAGACCACTGAGTCGCCTTGTGCAGGTCTTTGACGAGAGCCTCCAGGATCGGACGGTGTGGTTGGCCTGCATTGCATCTCCTGGTGAGTACGCAAGCCGCTTGCCTGCCGGCGACACAGCCATCCCAGTCATGCTCTGGCGCGATGTTGCTGAAGTTGATTGTTCCGGTGTGGTCACAAACGCATCAAACGAGGCCTTCGTTCACGCCTGCGCGGATGGATGGTTCTCCGACGCGCTGTTCGGATTCACAAACGCCGGGCAACTCCATGCCAACGGGGCCGTCGGCGCAGGGGGATATCCCGTGTCGTCAGGCGCGGCCACCAACTCCGCCTACGCTGGGGCCGGTGGGTCCTCTCCCAATGCATTCCCGGGTGCTGACGGCGTTCCTCTAGCCGCGCCCAGCACGGCCTGGGGGTCCATGGTGGTGCCAGATGTCGCGGAGGAATTTACCTCGAACGCATACGTAGGGACGCAGTACATTCAGGTGGGCAGTTCTCTTGAATTCTCCATGGTCCGCACGAGCAACGTGGGTGGCCAAGCCTCTGGCTGGGTCATGGCAGTTGAAACCGCTGATCCCGGGGATTATCCAATTCAGGGACGGACCGCTGGTGCCATCATGGATGATGCGAACGAAGAAGGTTCACCCTATTCAGTGCGTCTTTATGACATCATGGCGGATGGCCAATTTGTCCGAAAAGGCGATGGGATTCTCCGCCCAGACACACAGAACATCTATGACGCTCACGAAGACGCAGATGTATTCGGCTATCTCTCAGCTTATACTGCTCCAGTTACCCAGGCAGCGTATGACTGGAATCGCATCGGAACCACGGATCTTAGCACCGGATCTCCGGGAAACTCGACCATGGGTTTCTATGTCTGGTCGCCTAGCGGATCCGCGTTCGAAACGAGACAGGTCAGCGTCTACCAAACTGAGATGTATCCAAACAAGCGTGTGGCCCAAAGTATCATCAAGGGACTCAACGCCGGTGCCCAAGCGGCTGGCCAGGCGCTAGGAGGGCTTTACCCCAGCCATGGTTTCGGCGTTCCGGCCGTGTCGCGAGCAGCCGCAAAGTTGGCGCGAGGCGCTATCTCTGCCGTGGAATCTCAACGGTCCGGAAAAGGTGCAGCGAAGCATCCGACAACCAAATCTGCGCTCAAGCAGCACTATGACCTCTCAGGCGATCCGGACATGGCGGAAGCCATCATGGCCAGCTTGGGCATCAACGCGCGCAAAGGGCGAACGCTTGTGGGTGTCCATTTTCCACGAGCGACCTCTGGCTCCTCCACCTCTGGCAACGCCGAAGGCCGTCTATCTGACGCCTTGGTAGCTCAAGGGCATATCGCCGCTGGTAAGAGCCTCGATGTGACTGATGCTGATCGGCGAGAGATCGCAGGTTATACCAAAGAGCTCCAAGCTGGGCGTCGGGTATTCCAGGCCGCCATGCCGGCTACCACAACGGACCAGCTGCGGCTGACGGCTGCCCATCTAAATCGTGCCAAAGCGCAGGCCGCCATGTCAGGAAACGTGTCCACCTTGTTCACACACAAATGCGTGGCTGCCATCAGTGCCATGCATGAGAACGAATCGCTGGGCTACATTCTCCGAACCAGCCCTCCGGGCTCCATGGGCAGTCTGTTTGCCCCGCACGAGGAGATCGCATTCCGCCATATGATGGCCCAAGCTGATGCATCCCCTTCTGCTGACGGATCGAGCGTCTCTGACTGGATCAGTTGGGGTGAAGGCATCCTCGAGAAGATACTCAAAGGGTTAGGCATGGCCGCCCCGCTTCTAGCCATGATCTAGCTCACCATCCAACCCAACCACGGGCCCCTCTTTCTGTACCAAACAGAAGGAGGGGCCAACCGAATGGAACAGAACCAATGTTACGGGATTCACAACCCGCGGACCAAGATGCCGGCGTAAACCGGATTCTTTTGACGTCATCACGATTGATGCGTCGAGCTGAAAACAACCAAGTTTCTATCGTTCTTTGAGCGACCCTGTATTGAATTACA